GATCCATGGTTCTCACCAGCTGGTTATTCACGTGGTGCAGTTAAGAACGTTGTTAAATTGGCATGGAATCCAAACCAAGCACAACGTGACACAATCTATTCTGCCGCAGTTAACCCAGTTGTTTCACTACCTGGTCAAGGTACATTGTTGTTCGGTGATAAAACTCTGACAACACAACCATCTGCATTCAATAGAATTAACGTCCGCCGTTTGTTTATTGTTCTGGAAAAAGCAATTTCTAATGCATCTAAATTCTCATTGTTCGAACTCAACGATGAATTTACACGTGCTCAGTTTGTTGCATTAGTAGAACCATTCTTACGTGACATTAAGGGTCGCCGTGGTATCTATGATTATCGTGTAGTTTGCGATAATTCAAATAACACAGCGTCAGTTATTGATACTAACAGATTTGTTGGTGACATTTATATTAAGCCAGCACGTTCAATCAACTTCATTCAACTAAACTTTGTTGCCGCTCGTTCTGGTGTACAGTTTACTGAAATCGTTGGTGGCGCTTAATAAATAATAAGAAATAGGAGAAACAAATGGCTTTCAACGTAACAGAGTTTCGTGCAAATCTCATTGGAGATGGTGCTCGTCCCAACCTGTTCCAAGTCACAATGACTTTTCCAACCTTTACAGCCGATGCAGTAAATTCTGGTAAGGCACTAACATTCTTGTGTAAGACTGCTCAATTACCAGGATCAACTGTTGGTACAGTACCATTGTATTACTTTGGTCGTGAGTTAAAGTTTGCTGGAAATAGAAATTTTGCTGACTGGACAATTACAATCATCAACGATGAAAACTTCAAAGTGCGTAAAGCCTTTGAGTCATGGATGAATAGCATCAATTCACACGGTACAAACGTGCGTAATGGTAGTGCTACAAACCCATCCGCTTATTCAGTTGATGCTAAAGTAGACCAATATGATAAAGCAGGTAACATCATCAAATCTTATAAGTTTGTTGGTTCATTCCCTGTTGACCTGTCACCAATTGATTTGGATTGGGGTGCAAATGATTCTATCGAAGAATTCACTGCAACTCTAGCATATCAATGGTGGGAGTCAGATACTACTTCCTAATTTTGTACAGGGGGAAATTCTTCCCCCTTATTATGTTTTTTTGAACTGGAATTAAAAATATGGCACTATCACTATTCGGTTTTCAAATTTCTCGTCAGAAGACTGATGTAGAACAGCAGTCTCAGAAAACTTTTGCTCCGCCTTCAAACGAAGACGGTGCTTTAACCATTTCCTCTGCCGCTTATTACGGCACATATGTTGACTTAGACGGTACAGCAAAGAATGAGGTTGAATTAATCTCTCGCTACCGTGAAATGGCAATGCAACCAGAGATTGAATCTGCTGTTGATGATATTGTTAATGAAGCAATCGTTCAAAACGATAATGGCGAATCGGTAAGAATCATCATGGATGATCTCAAGCAACCCGAGAAAATTAAAAAAGCCATCGAAGAAGAATTCACAAACGTTCTTCACTTATTAAACTACCAGAATATGTCAACGGATACTTTCCGTAGATTCTATATTGATGGTAGAATTTTTTATCACATTATCTTAGATGATACAAACCCAACACAGGGTATTAAAGCACTTAGATATATTGATCCACGTAAGATTCGCAAGATTCGTGAAATCAAAAAAGACAAAGACACTGGAACATCCGTTGACGTAGTACAAACAGTTAATGAATACTACATCTACAATGATAAAGTGGTATCTGGTACATCTTCTAGTTACGGTCCAGTTGGTGTTCGTATTGCTAAAGATGCTATCATCAATGTCAATTCAGGACTCATGGACTCACGCAGAGCCGTTGTTCTGTCTTATCTACACAAAGCAATTAAGCCACTCAATCAGCTACGTATGATTGAAGATGCTACGGTTATTTACCGTATCTCACGTGCTCCAGAACGTAGAATTTTCTACATTGACGTTGGTAATCTACCAAAGTTAAAAGCGGAACAATATCTCCGTGACATTATGGTCAAGTACAAAAACAAGTTGGTGTATGATGCACAGACTGGTGAAGTACGTGATGACCGTAAATTCCTTTCTATGATGGAAGATTTCTGGTTACCTCGCCGTGAAGGTGGTAAAGGTACAGAGATTACCACACTACCAGGTGGTCAGAATCTTGGTGAACTAGAAGACGTTAAGTATTTCGAAAAGAAACTATACAAGTCACTCAACGTGCCAGTGTCTAGACTTGACCCAAATCAGTCTGGATTCTCTCTAGGACGTGTTGGTGAGATCACCCGTGATGAAGTTAAGTTCTCTAAATTTGTTGATCGTCAACGTCAGAAGTTTTCTGAAATCTTTTCACAAGCACTCCGTGTACAATGTGTACTAAAAGGTATTTGTACCGATGATGAATACAATGAATTCAAAGAATACATTTACTTTGACTTCATAAAAGACAATAATTTTGCCGAACTTTCAGAGGCAGAATTGGTACGTGAACGTCTATCTCTACTTGGCTCAGTTGATCCATATGTTGGTCGTTACTACTCAATGGAATGGATCCAACGCAACGTTTTACGTCTAACAGACGATGACATGAAAGAGATGCGTAAACAGATTGATGCTGAAAAGAAAGCCGGTCTAATTATGGATCCAATGCAGATTGCACAGCAAGGTCAACAAGAGTTAATGAATCCTGATGGTGCTGGAGGTGGCGGTGCACCAGCCGCTTCTGCTACACCTGATGCAACACCTGCTCCAAGTCCAGCACCAAAAGGTGATTTAAGTTTAGGTGAAACGGTATCACCATCATTGCGTATGCTTGGTCGTGCAATATCAAACAACAATATGTCTAAGCAATCATTGTACGAAGCACAACAAAAACAAGAACATACAATAGTTCAAGAAAGTGTTGAAGTCGAACCTGAAGATCCTAATGTCGAATTGACAAAATCATTAATTAATTTTATTGATTCTATGTCATCGGAGGATAATAAAGTTGGAACAAAATAAATCCAAAGTTGTAGGTTTAAACGAATCAACACTTCTAGCCGCATCGATTGCGTTCACTGAAAAGCAAGTAAAGACAGTTCGTTCAGATATCAATGAACTATACGAAATAGTTCAAGATATTGCCAATGCAACACAAGTAAAACCACCCAGAGGACCAGAAGGAGCACCAGGTAAAAATGGTGCCGATGGTGCTCAAGGTCCGAAAGGTGAACGTGGTGAAAATGGTATTCAAGGACCACAAGGTGTCAGAGGTGAAAAAGGCGACACTGGTGAACAAGGACCAGTTGGTGCTCAAGGTGAGAAGGGTGATACCGGAGAACAGGGACCAAAGGGAGACACTGGTGAACAAGGTTTAAAAGGTAACACTGGCGAACGTGGTGAAAAAGGTGAACAAGGTTTAAAGGGTGATACCGGAGAACAAGGACCAGTTGGTGCTCAAGGTGAAAAAGGCGACAGAGGTGAACAAGGTTTAAAGGGTGATACCGGAGAACAAGGACCAGTTGGTGCTCAAGGCGAGAAGGGTGACCAAGGTGTTACCGGACCAAAAGGTGACCGAGGCGACAAAGGCGAAAGAGGCTTAGTCGGACCAAAAGGTGATAAAGGTGAACAAGGTGTTGCCGGACCACAAGGTGAAAAAGGTGACAAAGGTGATCCCGGTAAAGATGCTGACATCAAACCACTCGAAGAGAAGTGGCAATCTTTTGAACAAAAAATACAAATTGATCTGCAAAAATATAAGCAGAACATTAATCAATCAGTTTCTAAAAGTTACAATGGTTGGGGCGGTGAAGGCGGTGGCGGTGAAGTAAGATTACTTAGACTAGATGATGTTGATACAACCAATCTAGCTAACGGAAAAACTCTTGTATATAATGCAGACCTTAAAAAGTTAGTATTCGAAACTGTTACCACATCAGGTGGTGGTTCTAGTAATAATGAATCTACTACTTCTAATACAGTTACATCAAATACTGTAACCACAAACACAGTCACATCGAATACAATAACTGCAAACACAATTGTTGTACAAGACCTACAAGTAACAGGTGGTACCGATCTAAGAGGTAATGTTATCATTGGCACGAATGCTAATAATTCCCTCATCATAAATAGTCGTATTGCTTCTAATATTGTTCCAATAGCAGATGTACAGTACAACTTGGGTTCTCCTGAACTCAGATTTAAAGACCTGTTTTTAAGTGGTAACACAGTACACATCGGTGCTTCTACTCTTTCATCTTCCGATCAAGGATTAGTTTTACCTTATGGTTCTACAGTAGGTGGTGTTTTACCTAGTGATGATATTAGTGGCTCACTAAATAATTTTACTGGTGACCTAGGCGATTTTGAAAGTGGTTATTTTGACAGTTTTGGTTCTCAAATACGAAATGTTAGAATAGACTTTAATCAATCTGGAACACTAACTCAAATACAATTAGGTAATTTATAATAGGTAGACACTAAACATGCCAACAGAAGTCCAATTTAGGGGTGGAACAGGAACACAGAACGATTCGTTCACTGGTCGACAACGTGAGATCAGTATTGATACAAGCAATAACAGTATTCGTGTACACG